CCCTAAAGCAATACCGGGTATTAAGTGGTCAGAGAGAAAGTCTCAATGGACTACACCTCAAGGCGGTAGGCTCTGGATGTCTTACTTGGATAAAGACACAGACGTTATGCGATACCAAGGACAGGCGTTTAACTATGTAGCCTTCGATGAGTTGACGCAGTGGTCTTCCAGCTTCGCGTGGGACTACATGCGCTCAAGATTACGTAGTGCAAACAAAGATTTAGGTTTGTACATGAGAGCTACTACTAACCCCGGTGGCCCCGGTCATGCTTGGGTTAAGAAGATGTTCATTGACCCTGAGGCACCTAACCGTCCCTTCTGGGCTACTAACATAGAAACAGGAGAAACACTACGTTATCCTAAAGGCCACAAGAAAGAAGATCAACCTCTATTTAAACGCAAGTTTATCCCTGCTAGTTTGTTTGATAACCCATACCTCTCTGAGAGTGGTGACTACGAGGCAATGCTTTTGTCTTTACCTGAGCAGCAACGTAAGAGATTACTTGAGGGCGATTGGGACGTAAACGAAGGTGCAGCGTTCCCTGAGTTTAACCGTGCTATTCACGTAGTAGAGCCTTACGATATACCCAGAAGCTGGGCAAGATTTAGGGCATGTGACTATGGGTACGGAAGTTACACAGGAGTTGTGTGGGTTGCAGTCAGTCCTGCTGAGCAATTGGTAGTATATAGAGAGTTATATTGTTCTAAGGTTACAGCTATAGACTTAGCTGACATGATCTTAGAAGCAGAATCGGGAGATGGAAGTGTACGGTATGGCGTCCTTGATAGTAGTTTGTGGCATAAGCGTGGCGATACTGGCCCTTCTCTGGCAGAACAAATGAATATGAGAGGTTGCCGCTGGCGTCCTTCTGATCGTTCTAAAGGATCTCGTGTAGCTGGTAAGAACGAACTACACCGTAGACTTCAAGTAGATGAGTTTACAGATGAACCTCGACTAGTTATGTTTAATAATTGTACTAACCTTGTAGCACAGTTACCAAGCATACCTTTAGATAAACGTAATCCAGAAGATGTTGACACAAATGCAGAAGACCACTTGTATGACGCATTACGATATGGTATTATGACTAGACCCCGTAGCTCTCTCTTTGACTACGATCCAGCAACTTCAAGGTCAGGCTTTCAAGCGTCTGACCCAACATTTGGATATTGAGTATGGACCCTAAAGACTTTGACAGTAGCTACGAAGAGAATATTGAATCTTCTGAATCTTCTTTTATTAAAGATGTAAGTAAAGACGATGACGAATCTGATCTTTCCGTAGGTACAATCATTACCTTTGTAGAGAATCGTTTTAAGAAAGCAGAAGACGCTAGAGTACAAGATGAAGAACGCTGGCTAAGAGCTTACCGTAACTACCGTGGTTTGTATAGTCCTCAAGTGCAGTTCACTGAGGCAGAACGTTCTCGTGTATTTGTAAAAGTAACTAAGACTAAAACTCTTGCAGCCTACGGTCAGATTGTTGATGTGCTTTTTGGTAACAAGAAGTTTCCTATTGTTGTAGATCCTACTAGTCTACCAGAGGGTGTAGCAGATACTGTACACTTTGACTCAAACCCTGACCCTGCAGCAGAAGAAGCTTTTGATACTGTCAAAGATGCCTTTACTCCTTTTACTAGTGAAGAAGGTAAGCTTGCTCCGGGCGAGACTATGGATCAACTTAAAGAACGTATGGGTGCGTTAGCTGACAAGCTTGGGCCTGTAGAGGAAAAGGTTATCGAAGGTCCGGGTACAACACCTACTGCTATTACCTTTAGCCCAGCAAAAGTTGCAGCTAAGAAAATGCAGAAGAAGATACATGATCAGCTAGAAGAGAGTGGCGCTAACAAGCAGCTGCGTCTTGCTGCATTTGAATGTGCATTGTTTGGTACTGGTATAATGAAAGGCCCGTTCGCTGTAAACAAAGAGTATCCTAACTGGGATGATGAAGGTAACTACGATCCTACTATAAAGACTGTACCTTCTACAAGCAACGTGTCCATCTGGAACTTCTACCCTGACCCTGATGCATCCAACATGGATGAGGCTGAGTATATAGTTGAGCGTCATAAGATGTCTCGCTCTCAGCTTCGTGCCCTTAAAGGACGCCCCTTCTTCCGTGATAACGCTATAGACAACTCTCTCAAGATGGGTGAATCCTATGAGAAGAAGTGGTGGGAGCAAGTCATGGAAGACGATGCTCACACAGGACAAACAGAACGCTATGACGTAAAAGAGTTCTGGGGCTTCGTTGATCGTGAAGTATTAGAAGAGCACGACATAGACATTCCTCGTGCACTTAAAGATGCAGAGCAGCTTAACGTAAACTTATGGATATGTAACGGTAACGTATTACGTATGGTTATGAATCCTTTCAAGCCTGCACTTATACCTTACTACGCTGTGCCTTATGAAGTCAATCCTTACAGCTTCTTTGGTGTAGGCATTGCTGAGAACATGGATGACACACAGACCCTTATGAACGGCTTCATGCGTATGGCAGTAGATAATGCTGTACTGTCAGGTAACTTGTTGATCGAGGTTGATGAGACAAACTTAGTACCGGGCCAAGACCTCTCAGTATACCCCGGCAAAGTCTTTAGACGCCAAGGGGGTGCACCCGGACAAGCTATCTTCGGTACATCTTTCCCTAACGTTGCTGGTGAGAACATGCAGTTGTTTGACAAGGCACGAGTACTTGCAGACGAATCAACAGGCTTCCCTAGCTTTGCTCACGGTCAGACAGGCGTGACAGGTGTAGGACGTACTGCTTCTGGTATCTCTATGCTGATGTCTGCAGCTAACGGTTCTATTCGTACTGTTATTAAGAACGTAGATGACTACCTGCTTAACCCGCTAGGCAAAGCTTTCTTTAGCTTCAACATGCAGTTTGACTATGACCCAGAGATCAAGGGTGACTTAGAAGTTAAAGCCCAAGGTACTGAGTCTCTTATGGCTAACGAAGTACGTAGCCAACGCTTGATGCAGTTCTTGCAGGTTGCACAGAACCCAACACTGGCACCGTTCGCTAAGATGGATTACATCATACGTGAGATTGCTGTTAGCATGGATCTTGATCCTGATAAAGTAACTAACTCTATTCAAGACGCAGCAATACAGGCAGAGATACTTAAGGGCTTCCAAGCCCCTCCTGCACCCGTAGATCCTAATGCTCCTCCTGCAGGACCAGCAGGTGCCCCTCAGCCTCAAGGAGCAGGCCCTACAGGCCCACAAGACATGACAGGTGGTGGTGGTGGTAATATAGGTGTTGGTGCTGCTGCAGCGCCCGGAGAACCGGGCTTTAGTGGGAACGTACAGTAATGGCTGGACTAAGTAGGATCATAGCTAAAGAGTTAAGCTCTATGCTGGGTATCACAGATAACCCTAAGTTTAATCCTGTGTTCAAACAGACAGATGACGTAGACTTTATTCCTGCAGAACAAGACATTATTGAAAATATGAAGGGTGGTGTAGATGTTACTGCACTAGGTCTTACTACTGATTTTCAACCAAATGCGGGTGCTATAGAAAGAGAAGTAACTACGTTCTATAGTCCTGTACTCTCTTCTTTAGAAGCCGCACCTATTTCTACTAAAGGTACTCGTGGGGAAAATATAGAATCTTTTGTACGAAAAAGAGCACCTAAAGTTAAGAAGTCTGAAACAGACTTTATGGGAGAGATACTAGAAGGTTCTAAATACTATACTAAAGGAGAGGCTTTAGAAGAGGCTACTCAAAAAGGATTTACTATCAGTGCTAATGTACGTACTTCTAAATACACTGCTGAGCAACGTCAAGAATTATTAGACGAGCCTTCTGGTTACTTTGAGATGACGTTAGACTACAATAGAAATACATCTAAAGCTCCTACTGTAAATGTAGAAACTCATTACGACTTTAATACATTGGCCCACAGTCGTGTCTCTTACTATGATTATGATGAGCCTTTCTTTTTAGTAGAAGAGTTACAGAGTGACTTAGTACAAAACCTTGCAGAGGGTAAAGCACCTTTAAACAGTACAACAGATTACGTAAGGTCATTACTACAAGCTTTAATCTTTGAAGCTAAAGATACTGGGGTAGATTTTATTGTTATACCACCTGTTAAAAAACTTTTAGCAGCTAGAGATAGCAGTCTTGTAAAAGGTAGCAGCATTGCTTTTGAGAATACTTATAATAAGGCTGTAAAGAAAGCTGTTAAATCTTTACAAAATGAATTAGGTGAAGGAAAAATACAAACAGGTACTCGTGATCTTGAGTATGAAGACGGTATTTATGACGGGTTTGAAATATTCATTAGAGATCTTGATATAGATATCCTAACTGATAAACCTCGTTTTAACGAAGGTGGCTTAGTGCAGAGGCCTGACAGATGAAACTACAGAAGTTAGTAAACGACAAGGCTTTGTGGGATGAGTTCTGCGAAATGCTAGATAGTAAGATACTACAGGTACACAAGAAGATGGAA